TCTCTGATGATGACGCCTGGATATATGAGTGGATGGGAATACCTGCGGCTACTCCGAACGCCTTTAGAAGCGAGCTTTCTCAATATGCAGGTAAAGACATAACCGTATGGATTGATTCTTACGGAGGCGATGTATTTGCGGCGGCAGGAATCTATAATGCCCTCATGGAGCACGGCGGAAATGTCACCGTGAAGATTGATGGCAAGGCCATGTCAGCTGCTTCTGTCATTGCTATGGCGGGCAAGACAATTCAAATGTCACCTGTTGCAGTTATGATGATTCACGACCCTCTAACAGTAGCACAGGGATACGCAAGTGATTTAAGAAAAGCCGCCGATGTGCTTGACACTGTTAAAGAATCTATTATGAATGCATATATACTCAAAACAGGGAAACCCCGCGCTTTAATTAGTCAGATGATGGATGATGAGTCCTACATGGACGCAAATACGGCCATTAAAAACGGATTTGCCGATAGTATGCTTTATGCAGACAAGGCTACTCAATCTGAGGTAATAAATTTTGCCTTTAACCGTCATGCGATTATGAATTGCGCAAATAATTCTATGAAACGGTTGATGGAACTTGAACAGCCGCCACAGAATACAGTAGAAACTGAAAAATCAAAAGCAATTTTAGCCCTGCAGCTCTTGCTGTAAGGCTATTTTAATGCCTAATTTTAATTAACGGAGGTCAATTATGAGTGAAAATTTAAAACAATTACTCGCAGATTTAGCTGTAAAGCAAGGCGAAGCCAAGAATCTGATCGCAAAACCGGGCGCCATCACCGCAGAAATCAACGCTAAAGCCGACGAGATCGAGGCAATCCAAGCAAAAATTGAAGTTCAAAAGCAAATTGATGGAGCAAATCCATCTGAAAGTCTGACCGATGAGGCTGCTGATGCCAACGGCGAAACGCACACGGCGAACGTTGCTGCTTTCAAAAATCTTTTCCCTAACCTTTTAAGTCACATTGAAAATGATGCAAGGACAGCAGAGCGGCAGCGTATACAAGAGATTGACGCTATTGCAGGTCAGGTCAATGCTTCACTTCTCAACAAAGCAAAATACACGGCACCGATGACAGCGAAAGATCTTGCATTTGAACAGATGAAAGACCAGCAAAAGAGTGGAAGTAAGTTCCTTAAAGATTTTGCTGCTGACACAGGTTCATCTGGTGTTGATGGCGTGGGTGCAGCGGTCAGTGACTTGCCGGGAACAACCGAAGATCAGCAGCGTGTAAGCTTTGGTGACAAAGTTGCCAAAGCTGCTAATAAATTAATGGGGAGGTAAAAATTAATGATAGCAAACTATGAAGTTCTCGGCGAAAACGATTTTGATAATCTAATCTCTGGCAATCAAATGCCCATAATTGCAAAAGGTGTCACACTCGCAGCCGCACAAGGTGTGCTCTCACGCGGTACGTTGCTTGGTGTGGTATCAGCAACGGGTCTCGCAATTCCGTGCGTTGCTACAGCAGCCGACGGCAGTCAGGTGCCAAAATATATTTTGGCTTTTGACACTGATACCGGCGCAGCAGGTTCAGTAACTAACATCCCGACAGCTACTTATCAGAGCGGAGTTTTTAATCGTTCTGCAATTATTCTCGCGAGCGGTCAAGTAATCAGTTCGTTTGAGGATACACTCCGCGAAAACAACATTATTCTGACCGACAGTATCGCTTATCCGACTGTCTAAAATTAAGGGAGGAAAATAAACAATGCCAGATATTTCAATTTACGAAACCCGAACGCTACTTGAAGCCGTAAGGCGGACAATGAATGCCCCATCGTTTTTAAAAGATACTTTTTTCACCACGATTCAAACATTCATTACAGAACATGTAGATGTTGACTTTCAGAAAGAAAAACGCCGCGTCGCTCCATTTGTCGCGCCTCTTGCTGGCGGTTTCAACATGGACAGACAGGGCTATCAGACAAAAACTTACGTGCCACCGCTCATTGCGCCTCAACGCAAGCTAACCGTTCAGGATATCAACAAGCGTTCCATGGGTGAGAATATTTACAGTCAGCAGTCCCCGGCGGACAGACAAGCTATGAGGCTTGCCGAAGACCTTGTGTTTTTTGAAAAGGCCATCACCCGCCGCGAGGAACTCATGTGCCGTGATATTTTGCTAACTGGTAAATGTGTCATGAATGGTTATATCGACGACCAGTTAAAAGGCACAGTTAGCGAAACTGTTGATTACGGGTTTGGTCAAATTGTAGTACTTTCCGGCGGGGACGTATGGCCGGCGAGCACATCTGATCCATTCGCAAATTTGAAAACATGGCGTCAGACTGTACTGCAAAACTCAGACCGTGCTCCGACTATCTGCATTATGTCATCTAACCTCGTTGAAACTTTTGTGACGCACCCAAAGATTGTAAACATCCTAAATCGTAATATTTTACTTGGCATCCTGTCACCTGTTGTGAACGGTCAGCAGCAGAATTCACTTAGTACATCGTCTATTTCACTCGGAGCTTATGGTGACTACTTGACGTTCGTTGGCACAATACCTGGCGTTGGGCTTGAAATCTATTCATACGATGCATATTACGACGATGAGAACGGTGTCACACAGCCAATGATACCCGACAATACAGTCATTCTTGGCAAGAAAAACATGGGTTCCATCTACTATGGCGCGGTCACGCAGATGGAAATGGACGGCGAATTTTACACCTATGAGGGTCAGCGTATCCCGAAGGTATGGGCTGAGATCGGCGCAAACGCTCGTATGATTCGTGAATCAGCGCGTCCACTGCCAGTGCCACAGGTCATAGAGGACTGGCTTGTAGCTACAGTAGCCTGACGGAGGTTGATTTATGTTCGTTGTAAAACGCGGAGTTGTAATGCATGGTGGTAAAAACTATTGCATGGGTGAGGTGCTTCCTGACATGCCAAGAACCGATGCGGAACGCCTTGTTGAATTAGGTGCTGCTGCGGAAGTAGCTGGCAAAGTACCAACTGCCGGAGCTGTAAATCAGGCACCCGGCGCGACTGAAGATAAGGTCGACCTCAATTTCAGCCCCAATGAAGCAATTAAGGTGAAAAATGAGCGCATTCAGTGACACTCTTACCTCCGACCTTGCAAGTGTGTTTCTCAATTTTGACGAGTTTGCGGAGCCACATCAGATAAACGGGGCATCTGGTGTGGCCTGCATTCTTGATGTCCCAACGAATGAGCCAATGGTTAAAAAAGGCTATTCCCGTTATGAAGGATTTGGGAAAAGCACAATAACGTTGTTTATCCGTGAAAGTGACCTGCCAGATTCAGGCAGCGTGTTGAGTCGAAAACTTATCAGCGTGGACAAGGCAGACTATCGCATCCTCGACTCGATATCCAATGTAGGACTTTATGAATTGACATTGGAGGCGGTCAAATGAGTATTGAAATTGACATAAACAACCTAGCGCAGGTTGAATTAGCACTAAGAAAAACGCCTGAAAAGATTAATCAAGTTCTTTCGCGGGCTGTCAATAGGGCTGCAACCAATGCAAAGTCAAACATGTCCAAAAAAGTCCGTGAAGAATATGCCATTAAAGCCTCAGATATCAAAAACGCAGTAAACATCACGCGTGCAACAACATCAAAACCTGATTCAACTGTAAAATCGGCAGTCAAAAAGATAAACCTTGCTAAGTTTCGTATAAGTCCGACGGCACCGCGCCCAAATAATCCTCCAAAGGATGGCTATAAGGTGCAGGTTAAGAAATCCGAAGGCCTCAAGGTAGTACCAAGAGGCTTTTTGGTTAATTCAAACGGTGGATTAGCCTTCTTTCAGCGTACTGGTTCAAGTAGAATGCCGATAAAGCGTCTCATGGGGCCAGCCGTACCCGAAATGATTGGCAACAAAAGTGTCATTGAATGGGTGGAGAATGAAGCCCAAAAGATGCTTAATTCCCGTGTTGAACATGAATTGCAACGGACTTTGGGGGTGAATAAAGGTTGAATGTGCTCGATTTGCAGCAAACGTTAATAAAAAAGCTTAAAATTCTTTTTGATGGGCAGCAATTTCAGAAACAACGCGATAATGATGATGAAACAGCCGAATATGTGCCGCTAAATCTTTATTCACAGGCGCTTCCATACACTAACGGAGACGATGGATGCAACTACGCACCATATATCGCAGTACAGATTCAGTCAAGCAAGCAGGAGGACGAGACTGAGCCTCAGGATACCATCATTCTTTTGAACATCGGCATCTACGATGATGACAAGATGAATCAAGGATATATCAGTGTGCTTAATATTATCGAGACAATTCGACAGTGCCTGTTTCTCAAACGCCTTTTTGATGGCAAATATTATATCAAGCTGCCGTTTAGTTGGCAGTTAAGTGATGAAGACGTCTGGCCTTTTTTTGTCGGCAGCATTGAAACCCATTGGAATCTGCCGTTAACTATACCGGACGACCCAAATTTATAAGGGAGGTTCAAAAATGCCATATCAACATGGCATATACGGCTACCAGGCGGCAACTTCAATGCCAATTGCAAACACATCTACAGCAGGCATTCAGGCGGTTGTCGGTACGGCGCCGGTTAATATGCTTTCTAATCCCGCAGCGGCAGTAAACGTGCCAATACTTTTGAACAACATCGATGATGTGAATGAATACATCGGGTACAGCTCAGACGTTGACACATACACGCTCATGCAGTCGGTACATTCAACGTTTGAAGTGTTTCTCACAGCGCCAATTATCGTCATTAATGTACTCGACCCTGCAAAGCATACGACGGCAGGAAAGTCACAAAGCGGCAGTCTCGCAAGTGGCACCTTTATCATTACGGACATCGGTGTGCTGCTTGCTACATTAGAGGTCACGTTAGAAGATGGCACCACAACCTATGCAAGTGGTACAGATTATACCGCTGTCTTTAATTCCGACGGTACCGTAACTATTACAAGAGTGCCAACCAGTACAGCACTGACGGCTACAAGCACAATCAAGGCTACATATTCCATCCTTGATGCATCCAAAGTTACGGATTCCGACATTATCAACGGCATACAGACCATTAACCGCTCATTCCCCATAACGGGTACCGCGCCGGAGACATTGCTTGCCCCGGGATACTCACAGAACGCGGACGTTGCTGCAGCTCTTATTACGGCGGCGCAGAATGTAAGTTGCGTTTTCAAAGCGACTGCACTTGTGGACATTGACACAGTGGCAAATAAAACTATTGATTTGGCTATAGCGGCAAAAACAGCCAACGGCCTTAATGTGCGTGACGTCATTGTCTGCTATCCGAAAGTCACAACTACGCAGGGCAAAACCGTCTATATGTCTGCACAACTCGGTGCTCTAATGCAGTATACGGACAGTTTGAATGAATCCACACCGTTTGCTTCCCCGTCAAATAAATCGTTTAATATCATTGCAGCAGTTCTTGCTGACGATACGCAGATGCCATATACGATTGACGAAGCTAACCAATTAAATGGTGAGGGCATTTTTACAGCGTTGCGTTTTGTAACTTGGAAGTCATGGGGGGACAATACTGGCATTTATAGTCAGACAAAAGTTGATGCTGGCGCGACGTATGACGTCAAAGACTATCTTATAAATGTCAAACGCGGCTTTGATTGGCAAGGCAACCGATTTATCAAGGATTACTTTGACAAGATTGATACTGCAGAAAACTATAAGGACATTCAGACGCTCATCACGGATGAAAACCAATATTATAACGCTTTTATCGCGGCGGGTCTGGTTGCCGGAATGAGCATGGCGTATAACAGTGCGGACAACTCGGCCAGCCAAATGATTAAAGGTATCGTTACAGTTAAACAGTCATTGGCAATTTACCCACCGATGGGAGTTATTAATAATACCCTGCAATATGATACAACTTTGCTTACGGCGGCTCTGACGGGAGGTAGTAATTCATGAATCCAATTCCAGTGTTTATGACAAATTTCAATATTTACAACAATGGCAATAAGCTTGTCGGAGTGAGTGGAGACGTAACGCTGCCGAATTTTGATGCCGAGGGTGACTCGGTCAGCGGTGCTGGCATACTTGGAGAATTTGAGGAACCTGTACCAGGCCAATTTAAGAGTCAACAGCTTCAGGTAGGGTTTCGAGTAATCGACCCGACTATGTTTCAGGTTGCAGCCGCCACCGGTACCGCTTCACTTACTTTTAGGGGCTCTCAGCAAGTCAATGACTATAACAGCGGCGATATTATAAGCCAAGCGGTACGTATAGAATGCCGGGGCGGTATAAAGGGTATTGATCTTGGCAAGGCCACCGTAGGCAAGGCTACGGATAGCAAACTTTCAATGGAAATCCGGTTTATCGCTGTTTATATTGACGACGTCGAGGTTCTGTATCTGGACAAACTCAATTACATTTATCGCGTGAACGGCGTCGACTTGACAGCCGGTACACGCGCGAATATTTAACGGAGGTTTATATGAATAAAAACGAAATAGTTATTGATGGCGAAGTTATTTCCGACCCTTTAAAGGTTACTCTGAAAAAGCCAGTGACCTTTGAGGGCAAAGAATATTCGGAAATAGACCTTTCAGCACTCGAAAGTTGGACATGCGATGATGTCATTAAGGTGCAAAAGCAATTTAAAAAACTTAATGCAGAAAGTTTAAGCGCAACAGATGCAATCTTGCTTGAAAGTAACGTTGAATATTGCGTTCTTGTAGCAGTAAGAGCTACTGGACTGCCGGTAGAATTTTTCAAACGGCTACCTGCTAAAGAAGGCAATAAAATAAAGAATGCCGTGGCTATTTTTTTCAACAACGAGGATTAGAAAAGGTCTCAGAGCACGATATAAGGAAACTCTATGTCCGCCTCGGGTTAAATACCGGCACGGGCATAGAGTTTTTTACTAAACTGACCATTTCTGACCTCAATGAATATAATAGCGCTATTTCGGAAGTGCTTGACGAAATAAGGGAGGCGAGAGATAAAGATGGCTAGTACTTATGAATTATTGCTGAAAATTGGTGGAGCGATTGATTCAAGTTTTGGAAAATCCACGTCAAATGTCACAAAAAGCCTCTCGTTGATGGGAAAGGCCACAAAGCCAGTGACGAGTGGCCTTAGTTCAATAGGAAGTAAGCTCTTTGGCATTGCTGGTGGTGTAGTAGCGGGAATAACCCTTGATACAGTTGCAGAAGAAGCCAGTGCAGTTTCAAAAACAATGGCACAAATGGGTGCTGTATTAAAATCAACCGGCGATGCATCTGGCATGTCGCAAAATCAGCTAGAGGCTTTAGCAGATGCGCAGGCCAAGGTTACGACCTATAGTAAAAATACCACTGAACAGGCTGAAAATATGATGCTAACCTTTACCGGAATCGGTTCAAAAACATTCCCCACAGCAATAAAGGCAGCCGAAGATTATGCGACCGCAACAGGCGGAAGTGCAACCAGCGCGGCACAGTTACTTGGTAAAGCATTGAATGACCCCGCAACAGGGCTTTCAAAGCTCACACGAGTGGGAATTACATTTACCGCCGCACAGCAAAAGCAGATTAAGGCAATGGAAAAGACAGGCAACACAGCCGGAGCGCAAGGAATAATGTTAAGCACATTTTCTAAAAAATTCGGTGGCAGTGCTCAAGCAATTGGAAATACTCTGTCAGGGCAAATTTCCAAGGCAAAAAACAGCTTGATGGAAGCTGCTATGACCGCTTTTTCAGCTATAATGCCTGTTGTTACAAAGCTTTTGCCTTCGGTAGTCAAAGGGGTGCAGCAAATATCGGAATTTATCCAAACACACCAAAAAGATATTCAAGGTGTGACTCAAAAAGTCGGTGCGCTGGCGCAGAGCATTATTTCAGGAATTGTTCCAATAGTAACAAACCTATTTGGATTCGTAATTAAGAGTGCTCAGCAGATATCTAAATTTATTCAGGCGCACCAAAAACAAATTCAGACCGTCGCTAAGGAAGTAGGAGCATTGGCACAAAAGATCATTAGCGGCATTATGCCGATTGTTACCGGAATTTTCGGATTTGTGGCAGAACACGGGAAACTTGTAATGGGAGTTATTATTGGCGTTGCCTCGGCTTTTGCAATCTTAAAAGGAGTGACGTTGGCGGCTAGTGCTGCGGAAGAAATACACAACGCACTTATTGTTATAGGAGCCATTAAATCTGGTGCTTTGGCTGCTTCCACAGGAGCATTAACGGCAGCCAAAGCTACCGAACTTGGTATAACAGGAGATACCACCCTTGCGCAGTTGGCGTTTAATGTTTCTACCATTGCAAGTGCAACTGCCCACGGAATAGCCACAGCGGCTACAGCTGTAGGGACAGCGGCACAATGGGCATTTAATGCGGCTATGAATGCGGGACTGTGGCCTGTTCTAGCAATAGTGGCAGGCATTGCTCTTTTAGCTGTAGGAGCATATGAACTCATAAAACATTGGAAACAAGTTAGTGCGTTCTTTGCTGGCCTTTGGAGTGACATTGTAGGGGCATTTAAGACCGCGATATCTGCTGTAACTGGATTTTTCAAGCAATGGGGTCCGTTGATTCTAACGTTTATAGCTCCGGTCATTGGAATTCCACTGCTAATTATTCAACACTTTGGTCAAATCAAAACATTTTTTGCTGGGCTTTGGAGCGATATCACCGGAGGTTTTAAAGGCTTTATAAACCTTATTATTGATGGAATTAACGGTTTGATAGGTGGTCTTGATAAATTCAGCATTAAAATGCCAAGTTGGATGCCGCTTGTCGGAGGCAAAACGATAGGTTTCAGCATTCCAAAAATTCCACAACTCGCAAATGGCGGTATTATTTCACACCGCCCGGGTGGTATTCTCGCAAATATAGGTGAAGGTAATTACGATGAGGCTGTTGTCCCTCTCAAAGGCGGCAATTCAGCAGGTTCAAACGGTAGCCCAACCTTTGTTTATTCGCCACAGATAACTATACAAGGAAATGCCTCAAAAGATGATGTTCAGCAGGTGATTGACAATGATAAGGCGCAGTTTGCCAAGCAGATGAAGCAGTGGCTAAGTGAGAACGCACGCCGCAGCCCGAGTGGAAAGGTAAGTTTTGCATGAGCACTTATATAACTGCTTTGGGTGACACATGGGATAGCATAGCATACAGTCTTTACGGCGATGTGAAATACACCGAGAACTTGATGGCGGCAAATCAGGATGCGGGGTTGCTTGCTACTGTTATATTCGATGCAGGGGTGACGTTAAATACGCCCACAATTGATACGTCAGTAACTGCCACAGATGACAGCCTGCCACCATGGAGGACATCATGAGACATGCGGATGTCGCTATTACTTATCAGGGCGTAGATATAACAAGCAGCATTGCCGACGACCTTGTAAGCTTTGAATATGATGAGGTTTCAGACGGAGATGCCGATAGCCTGAGTATAAGCCTGAAAAACAAAGGCTTGAAATGGATGAATAATTGGTTCCCAACGTCGGGTGACATTATACGGCCCTCGCTTATTTCCCATGACTGGAATTATCCCGGCGAGATGAACACACTCAATTGTGGAAGTTTGACGGTGGATGACCCGGAATTCAGTGGACCGCCCGATAAACTTGACCTCAAAGCGCTCTCCACGCCTGCCGCTGCTGGATGGAATGACGAGCCGGGTGATTATACATGGGCAAGTATTTCCATGAAGCAACTCGGGCAGTATGTCGCAAGTAAATACGGTCTTTCATACACCTATGATGTGCCAACTGACTTTACTATGACAGCACTTAAGTGTTCAAGTCAGACCTACGCCGATTTTCTGAACGATACAGCAAATAAATATAATATTTGTACCAAGGTTTACTCAAACCAGTTGATTCTCTATGATAAGGCAACATATGAAGCGCGCACGCCAGTAGCTGCTTATACGCTTGGCTCGTCCAATATATCAAACTACAAGCTATCAGCTCCGACTGTTGGGACAGGCTATTCCGCAGCGGTTGAGACCTATTCCCTTTCTGGAAGCAGCACCAAATTATCATATGAATTCCGAATAGCGCCGGGCGGCAAAGCACTACAGCTTAACGAGAGCGTCGATGATACTTCACAAGCCGAAATGGCAGCAAAGGCGGCGTTGCGACAAGCAAATGAGCAAC